TGTAGTGCTAGACGGTCGCAACGTCAGTGTGGCCGATATGTTTGAACGCAACAACGATCAAAGCAGCACTTTTCCAAGAATTGACTTTGCTGGTGGCAGCAACATGAGTCTCAGTGAGACCAGCCATGGCATTGAATATTTCAATCTTGGCAGTCTAGATGTGACTCCAAGTGGTGAACTGGTCCTGGCCGGATATCGCAGAGCCGTGGGAGTTTCTGACACCTTGGTCAACAACAGCTCGGCCACACTGCTGCGTACTGCGTCAGCACTGTTGCCAGCTTTTGCTATAGATTACACCATCACTCGAGGCAGTGCCATCAGAACCGGACGTATAACCATTGTGTCAGGTGTCACGTTCTCGTTCACTGACGACTACAGCGAAAACACTGCCACTGGTATCACCTTATCTGCCAGCGAAGCTTCCAACATAGTCACAGTAAGTTATGCCTCTACCAACACTGGCACAGCAGGCACCATTGTCTACAGCGTGAATTACCTGTCTTGACCTGGTCCAGCACTTTTGAACAGAGATTGCGGTCTTGGAATCGTCTTAGAGCGCAGTGTCAACAGCTAGATGTAGAACCATGCCTGGCATCTATCAACCTGTGGTGGCAGCATGCACCCTGGACAGCCTATTACCTACACTGGGATGATCGTGACAATTGGCCAGATCCATGGCAACTGCTAGAGGACAACATTTTCTGTCCGGTAGCAAGATGCCTGGGAATCATGTACACTATTGCACTGTTGGAAAGAGACGACCTAGCAGACGCAGTCATGATTGACACTGGTCAAGACAATTTAGTCCTGGTGGGCCAGGGGAAATATATACTGAATTGTGATAGAGATTCCGTCTTAAATACCTTCACACACAAACACCAGCCTGGCCGAATTCTAACAATGACGGCCCTACAATTCAAAATAAGGTAAAATGAAGACCATCACTGTACTCAAACGCGATGGCAGTCGCGAGCCGCTGTCACTGGAAAAATGGCAGAATCAAGTGGCAAAAGTCTGCAAAGGCACTGCTGACGTCAGTCAAAGCATGATCGAAATCAAAGCCCAACTGCATTTTTATGATGGCATCAGCACTAGAGAAGTAGACAGCATCACACTGAGAGCCATTGTGGATCTCATTGATGTTGAAACCAATCCTGACGTGGGTCACACAAATTATCAGTACGTGGCAGGCAAGCAACGTCTTTCTATGCTGAGGAAGGATGTATATGGTTCCTACGAGCCTCCTCACCTCTATGAGATTGTCAAAAAGAACGTGGCCGTGGGCTTGTACAGTGCAGAACTCTTGGAGTGGTACAGCCAAGATGACTGGAACCGCATGAACGACATGCTGGATCATGCCAAGGACGAACAGTACAGTTATGCAGCCATTGAACAGCTGATTGAAAAGTATCTGGTACGCAATCGTGCCACCAAAGAAATTTACGAAACTCCGCAAGTTCGTTACATGGTGGCAGCGGCCACGGTGTTTCATCGCGAAGAACCCAACACGGCCCGGATGCGTTACATCAAGGAATACTACAATGCAGCCAGTGACGGTCTATTCACTCTTGCCACCCCTGTGCTGGCCGGGCTTGGAACTCCCACCAAGCAGTTTTCTAGCTGTGTGCTCATACGCAGTGACGATGATCTTGACTCCATTTTTGCTTCAGGAGAGATGATGGCCAAGTATGCCAGCAAACGTGCTGGCATTGGTCTAGAAATTGGACGTCTGCGTCCCCTGGGCTCGCCCATTCGCGGTGGTGAAATCATGCACACAGGCATGATACCATTTCTAAAAAAATGGTTTGGTGATCTGCGTTCATGCTCACAGGGCGGCATACGCAACGCTTCGGCCACGGTGTTTTATCCCATATGGCATCATCAGTTTGATGACCTCATTGTGCTCAAAAACAATCAAGGCACTGAAGAAACACGAGTGCGACACATGGATTACGGAGTGGTGCTGTCAGCATTCTTTTGGCGCAGATTCAAGAATCAAGAGCACATAACATTTTTTGATCCCAACGAAGTGCCTGATCTCTACGAGGCCTTTTACCAAGATGCAGAAAAATTTGCAGAACTGTATGTGAAATATGAAGCCAGATCTGATCTGCGCAAAAAGACCATGAGCGCAGAAGAAGTGTTTAAATCTGGCATTCTCAAAGAACGCACAGACACTGGTCGTATATATCTGGTGTTCATTGACAATGTCATGAATCAGGGACCGTTTGATCCTGAGTACCACACCATATACCAAAGCAACCTGTGCTGCGAAATTCTGTTGCCCACACGACCGTTCAAAAGGCTGGATGATGCCAATGGCCGGATCGCGCTGTGTACACTGGGTTCAATCAATTGGGGTGCTTTTCGCAATCCCGAGGACATGCGTCGTGCCTGTCGTATCTTACAACGCAGCCTGTGCAACATTCTAGACTATCAGGATTTTTTATCAATTCAGAGTCAGTTGTCCAATGAAGAAATACAGCCCCTGGGCATCGGAGTCACCAATCTTGCCTATTGGCATGCTCGACGTGGACTGCAGTATGGCAACGCAGATGCCTTGGCCGAAGTCAAGTCATGGATGGAACATCAGGCCTTCTATCTCACAGAGGCCACAGTGGAACTTGCCAAAGAGCGAGGTCCGTGCAAGGACAGTGACCACACATGGTACGGTCAGGGTGTGTTTCCGTGGGAGCGCCGCGCCAAAGGGGTCAACGATCTTGCTAACTTTGAGCCCGAATTGGACTGGGAACCACTGCGAGCTCAAATGAAAGCGCACGGGGTGCGCAACGCCACGCTCATGGCCATTGCACCCGTGGAGTCTAGTTCAGTGGTGATCAATTCCACCAACGGCATTGAAATGCCCATGAGTCTTATCACTGTGAAAGAAAGCAAGGCAGGATCATTCACACAGGTAGTGCCCGAGTATCACAGACTCAAAAACCGATATCAACTGATGTGGGATCAGACTGACTGTGTGGGCTATCTTAGAACCGCAGCGGTACTGCAGGTGTATGTGGATCAGAGCATCAGCACCAATACCTTTTACAATCCTGCGCACTTCCCTGGTCGCAAGGTACCCACTACCCTGATTGCTCGCAATCTCATGCTGGCACATCACTGGGGTATCAAGACATTTTACTACAGCTTGATCAACAAGCAAGGTGCCAAAAGTCAGGACAGTGACGACTTGTCGTTGGCGCAGGTCTTGGCAGATGATGTATTGCAAGACGATTGCGAAGCATGCAAACTTTGAAAGGACACCAATGAGTTTTCTAGTAGGCAATTTACCGCCCGTACACTGCTATGTGAGAAAGGAGTTTTTGTATGACTTTGAAAAAGGTCACGGCGAATTTGAGCCCTGTATCTGGGTCACAATCAAAAGCATTAGAGGACAGGCATTTAGAATCGAATCCTATCTTCCAAATTTTGGAGCTCTGTATGACAAATTACCCCTACATGCGTATGTCAGCCGAACGGATAATTTGCCGGAGTCTTTTTTACCTCTAGACACCTTGCAGATCTGGGACTGCTTCAGCTATGACATCACAGTGATACAAAAGGCATTTCTCAAAAATCTCACATGCGAATTCTACGCCAAAGACAAAAATCGCTATCAAGGTGACTACATGTTCACAGTGGACCATGCAGCTCCAGATCCCAATATCATAGACACCAGCTATAGTGAATGGCCCGAAGATCACAAGAGTTTCAACTTCATTCAACTCAACAACGGTCAGTTTGCTGCGCAGCCCAACAATCGTTGCTTGTTCTATGATGCGGCCAGCAATCCCAAACAGATGCAGTTCCCAGATTTCAAAGTGGCCACCAAAAAATGGGTGGTCGAGACCAATCCCAAATGGCGTTTGGGCGATTCCGACTTGGTAACATACGAATAGCTAAATATTCGCCAGGTCAGGCAGCAGTGCAATACACCTGTGGTATAAACAGGAAACATAAAGAGTTGACAACATGAGCAAACAACAATATAATCTAGCTATGAAAACAGACTACATGCAGCGACGCCTGTTTTTGGATCCAGCCGGTCCTGTGACCATTCAGAGGTTTGAAGAAGTCAAGTATCCCAAGTTACAGAAATTTGAACAAGAAGCACGTGGATTTTTTTGGGTACCTGAGGAAGTGAACCTCACCAAGGACGCACAGGATTTCAAAGAAGCCAGTGACACGGTACGGCATATTTTTACCAGCAATCTACTGCGTCAGACTGCTCTGGACAGTTTGCAGGGTCGTGGGCCCAGCCAGATCTTTACTCCGGTCGCGAGTTTACCTGATCTGGAAGCCTTGGTCTACAACTGGACCTTTTTTGAAACCAACATCCACAGTCGCAGTTACAGTCACATCATTCGCAACATCTACAACGTGCCCAAGGAAGTGTTCAACACCATTCACGACACCAAGGAAATTGTGGACATGGCATCCAGCGTGGGCAACTACTATGACCAATTGCACGTGATCAACTGTCGCAAAGAATTGGGCGAACACATCGAGGAACACCAACACGTGCGTGCCATTTGGCTGGCACTGAATGCCAGCTATGCCTTGGAGGCCTTTCGCTTCATGGTTAGTTTTGCCACCAGCTTGGCCATGGTAGAGAACAAGATCTTTATTGGCAACGGCAATATTATCAGTTTGATCTTGCAAGATGAAATCCTGCACCGAGACTGGACTGCGTGGTTGATCAATCAAGTGGCCAAGGAAGATCCGCGCTTTGCTCGTGCTCGTCAGGAATGTGAATCTGAAGTGTATGACATGTATCTGGATGTGATTCGCGAAGAAAAAGACTGGGCCGATTATCTGTTTCGCAAAGGGCCTGTGATTGGACTCAACGCACAGATTCTCAAGGACTTTGTGGATTTCACTGCCGCCGTGGCACTGAAAGAAATTGGTGTCAAATACAGCGAACCTGCACCACGGTCCACTCCGATTCCCTGGTTCAACAAACATGTGGATGTTTCAAAGAAACAATCGGCTCTTCAAGAAACAGAGTCAACCAACTATGTGATTGGAATCATGAGTGACAGCTTGGAGTATGACGCATTACCGGAAATCTAATATGAAAGCTATTGTGTGGTCAAAGGATGCCTGTGCTTTTTGTGTGCAGGCCAAAGCACTGTTGGAAAATCATGGCATTGACTATGAAGAACGCAACATCATGCACGACTGGACCAAGGAACAACTACTAGAAGCAGTGCCAACTGCTCGTACATTGCCACAGATATTCTTGGACCAAGAATACGTGGGTGGATTCAACGAACTTAGAAAGCGACTGACATGACAACTACTACCTTGGCCTCGGGCCAAGTCTATACCTTCAAAATCAGCAGCGGCGAAGAAGTCATTGCCAAAGTGACATCTGCAGACGCTGTGTGGATCAAGATTGAACATCCTGTGAGTGTGGCCCCGGGTCCACAGGGCATGGGTTTGGTGCCCAGTATGTTCACTGGCGATGCTACCCAAGAAATCTGTCTGAACACTGCCTTGGTTAGCATGTATGCTGTGACCGATGATTCAGTCAAAAGCAAATACATCGAAGCCACCACGGGCCTACGCTTGCCTGATAAAAAACTAATTTTGGGATAACATGCCAGCCACACAGCGAGTGGGTGATGCCAACACCGTGGGTGGTGTGGCACAAGGTGGAGTAGGCTCAGTGCGAGTCAATGGGCGACCCATTATTGTCAACGGCAATTCAGTCACAGCACACCCCAACTGCCGACGTCGTTCTCGCGCACACTGCAGTGCCAGCACTGCCAATGGCAGTTCCAATGTTCGAGCCGGCTTTATTCCCGTGGTACGCACCGGCGACAGTGACACCTGCGGTCACGCTCGTGCAGGCGGCAGTGCAGACACTAGAGTGAACTGATGTCATACAATGCTTTGCAACTTCAAGTGGCCAATGGCTTGATACATGACCAGGTGCTCAAGCCACTGCCTGCTGCATTGACAGCAGCCATAGCCGCATACAATGCCACCACGTTGATCACTAATTTTCTGGCAGCAGTTGCGTTCTACAAGTCCCAAAGCTTTGCCACAGACAGCACTCTTGACAGTCTGCTCAGCATCGGTGACTCGGTGTGCCCGGCCTTGGGCAACAGTGTGCCGGTCACACCCGTGGGCACCTATGCTGCATTGACCAATCTCTATCTTGATCCCAATCCTGATGACAGTTTGGATCCCAATGGCTTGGCCAACTTTGTACAGTCTCTGGGCGAAGCCTATCTTGGCCAGAACAACAATGCAATTTTTGCCCAGGGTTTCAATGCCGTGGCCGGATTTATTGATTCTACCAATCAATTTGTGTTATCGGCTGTGCAGGCCAATCAATACCTTGGTCCCACCTTTACCAGTCTTGACAATCTCTACACGTCAAACGTCAGTGAATTCACCAGCGACATAGCCGGCTTTGCGCAGGATCTCAAAGCGTCAGGCAGTTTGTTGCAGTTTGACCAACTGGATCATTTGGGCGAGCCAGCCACTCTGCTGCAGAGCTTGGCAGCTGCCAGCAAAGGTGGTATTTTGCCGCAGGTGTACGAAGCCTTGCTGATAGCAGGTCTAT